ATCGTCGGCAGCGTCAGATGTGGATAAGAGACAGCCAAAATACATAAAAACAGGGCCTCCATTTTTGGAAGTCCTGTTTTCTTAGTCGGTTAACTTTCAACTTCACTATATCACAAAGTGTTGTACTGTCAAACCCTTATTTTTCAAGAGAAAGGAGGAGTCCTGAAAATGCCACAAACGGCTAAAAACGTTCTTCAATTAGTGTCTAACGGCAACTATAATCACAAGACCAAAGATGAGCTAAAGCGGCGTGCAAAAAATGAGGAAAAACTACAAGTTTCCTCTGAACATATGGACCCGCCTACTTATCTTGATTCGGGTGGCAAAAAGCTCTTTAAGTCGATTGTGAAGCTCTTTGAGGAAACAGATTTACTTAACGAAGCTGACATTAATGAAATTGCTCGTTACTGTGATCTAACTCAAGAGTATAAGTCGTGTAATCGTCGTCTTAAACGAAATGGACGGTTTACTGATGGAAAACCAAACCCAGATTTGCGAATGAAGTTACAGATTTCTGCTGAACTTGATAAGCTAGCAAAAAATTTGGGACTAAATCCAGCTGCCCGAGCGTCGTTGGCTATTAGTATGACCGATGAGCAAAAGGGAGACGATGACGACGACTTCTAATATTCTAAAGAAGAATCCGCTAGAGATGAACTATGCGGGTTTGACTGAATGGGTTGAAGCCTATATGAAGAATGAACGTGACCTTGGTCATGTGCTTTTGAAGCCTTCTCCCATTCTATTAACAACAATCTATGCAAAATTGGTCATTCAAGGCGAAATCATTGCTAATAAATGGGTTAAATTAGCTTGTGAGCGGCACTTGGAGGACTTAAAGCGGTCAAAAGAGGACCCTGACTTTCCTTGGAAATTTGATGAGGAAAAAGGCTGGCGACCGATTCGCTTCATTGAAAAGAAGTGTCATCCAACCAAGGGGAGCTTCAAGCATTTGGTTATGCAACCTTGGCAACACTTTGTTGTTGGTAGTATGTTCGGTTGGATTAACAAGTCTACGGGTGTTAGGCGTTACCGTGAAAGTCTTATCTTTGTCGCCAGAAAAAATGGGAAAACGGAGCTGGAGTCCGGGCTTGCCGACTATATGGCTGGTTTTGACGGAGAAAACGGTCCGAATGTGTACTTTTTGGCAAATTCGCAGAAGCAAGCTAGCTTGCTGTACGAAGGTTCACGTACGATGATTAAAAAATCACCATGGCTTTCAGATCGCTTTGTTCCTAATCGTAGAGAAATTCGTTATCCAAAAACCGGCGGTAAAATTCTTGCCATGTCTGCTGAAAAGAACAACAAGGATGGTGAGAACGTCCACTTCGCTGTATTCGATGAAATTCACGAATACCAGGATTACTCATTAATTAATGTCATGCGTAACTCTCGTGGGACACGAAAACAGCCATTAATCGTCTATATTACGACTGCGGGCTACGTTTTAGATGGTCCTTTGGTGGATATGGTCGATCAGGGACACGATACTTTGGATAATTACGAAGATGACATCAATAATCGAACCTTCTACTATTTAGCATCGCTTGATGACAAGGAAGAAGTCAACGATCCAAAGATGTGGGTTAAAGCAAATCCCAATATTGGGCTTATGCAACTTGCAGATATGATTACTGATTTTCAAAATGAACGTCGAGTACCTGCCCAGTTTGCAGACTGGCTAACCAAAAGGTTTAACATCTTCTCCGAAGTTGATGAGTTAAGCTACGTTACACCTGAAATTTTACAAAAAAATACACGTCACCTTGATTTAGAGGAGCTCAGAAGTCGTGAATGTGTCGGAGGGTACGATTTATCCGATACAGAGGACTTTACATCGGCTTGCCTTGAGTTTCCTTTGGATGATGGTGGCGTTTTTATATTGGAACACTCGTGGATTCCACACGCCCGCTACGAACGTGATAAGAATCCCGAACGAATTAGGAAGTGGGAACATGATGGAGAAGTCACAATTATTCCTGGAGATTATGTCGACTATTCATACGTGCTTGATTGGTTTAATGAGCAAGCCCAAAAATACGACATCACGATTATAAGATATGACCCTGCAAAGGCAATTAGGCTTAATAAGGAGTTGGAGGAAGCTGGATTTGAGACGGATAAGGTTCGACAGGGCTTCTTTACCCTTGGCGGCGCCATGCAGAACTTCAAGGAGCTTCTTTTAGATGGCAAAGTCGTGTTTAACGAGCAATCGATGTTCAAATGGTACTTAAACAACGTGCATTTACGTCAAGACCGGAATGATAACTGGCTTCCAACCAAGACATCACAATCACGTAAGATTGACGGTTTTGCCGCTGCACTTGATGCACACGTTTCAGTAGTTGACATGCTGGTAGAACCTGATAATGGCGGGCCAGCATCCATGTATATTTCTTTTTAAGTGAGGTACCTAAATGAAATGGTTAGTAATTATTTTAACGGCAATGTTCACCGGCGCTAAGCTCTGCGGTGCAATTAACTGGTCGTGGTGGCTAGTGTTCACACCGTTATTTGTATATGCAGGTTGGTTTTTACTGGTATTGACGCTTGCTGGGATTATCGGCCTAATCTGTGCCTTTATGGATGATAAGTAGTGATAATCCGCCAGAAAGGGGGTGGATAAATGGGATTATGGAATAACCTCAAAGCAGTTTTCACTGGAAAACCACAGCAGAGCGCTAGCAAAACGGCTGGGAATTGGAGTGGACCGGGGTATCACTTTAATAGTTGGGCAAATAATAATTTTTGGGGCATTCATAATAATGCTTTAACGACTAATGAAGAAGTGTTTGGGGTCATTAGCAGACTTTCAAATACTCTTTCAAGTTTACCCATTCGTGAGTACCACAACTATAAGGAGCAGCATGGTCAAGTATCTGACCTGCTCACAGCAGAGGCTAACCCCTCTATGTCGTCATTTCAGTTAATTAATCAGTTAGAAGTGTCAAGAAATACGGAGGGAAATGCCTATGCATGGATAGAGCGTGATGATTTTGGCGTTCCTGTGCATTTGTGGCCGATTGACCCTGGAACTATCACTGTAAAGCGAAATACGGATGATAACTCCATCTGGTATGAGGTAAGTAGCACTGAATATCATTTCTTAGTGTTCAACACCGAAATAATTCACGTAAAGCATATTTCACCTCTAACTAACGTTCTTGGTATTTCACCATTAGATGTCTTGCGGAACTCTTTGAAATTTCAAAAAGCAGTCGAAGACTTCTCGCTCAACGAGATGGATAAAAAGGATAATTACATTATTAAATATGACCGTTCAATTGATCCGGAGAAACTCAAAGCGTTAATTCAGAACTTCAAGGACATGGTTAATAACAATGGTGGAGCGATTGTCCAAGAAAAGGGATTTGACATTGACCGTTATGAAAGTCAGTTTCAGCCTGGTGACCTATCCACAGCGAGCTCCATTACTCGCTCTCGGATAGCGACAGCATTCAATGTACCATTATCATTCTTAAACGAATCGTTGGATAACGGAAACGGGAAGTCAAATGAACAAATTATGGCACAGTTCGTAGAAATGACATTGCTCCCGATTGTAAAACAGTATGAATCAGAATTTAACAGGAAGCTCTTAACACGGAACCAACGTGCTAAGGGCTTTTATTTTAAGTTCAATGTGAACGGCTTACTTCGTGGTGACACGGCGGCACGAACTAACTTCTATCAAATGATGATTCGCAATGGAATTGCTAGTTCTAATGACTTGCGAAAGTTAGAAGAATTACCACCATCTGATGCCAAGAATGCCGACCAGCTATGGATTACTGGCGACTTGTACCCGCTTGACTCTGATATTTCAGAACGGCAGGGGAAAGCATTGAAAAACTTAGTTTCTGACAATGCCACAACGAAGGGAGGTGATAATGATGCCACAAGCAACGACGCCCAAGTATCTGACAGTTAAGCAAGAAGCAAAGAATGGCTCAGCAGAAATGTACATTGACGGTGATATTGTCACTGACGAATGGGAAGACAGCGATACTTCCGCCGCAGGTTTCCGAGACGCATTAAAGTCACTGGGGGATGTTAAAAACATTAATCTACACATCAACTCTCCCGGTGGTTCGGTATTCGAAGGAATTGCAATTTATAACATGTTGAAGCAAAACCCCGCACACGTGAACGTGTATGTGGATGGTTTAGCTGCATCAATCGCAAGCGTTATCGCAATGAGCGGTGACGCTATTTTTATGCCTTCAAACGCAATGATGATGATTCACAATCCGTGGACGATGGCTGTTGGTAATGCCGAAGAGCTTCGGAAACAAGCCGACGGCCTTGACCAAATCACCAAGTCGAGTGTACAGACCTACCTTGCTAAGGCGGGGGACAAACTCGATGAGGACAAGCTCAAGGAACTTATGGATAACGAAACTTGGCTAACTGCTCAAGAAGCTGTGGACTACGGCCTGGCCGACGAAGTTCTTTCTGCTAACCAAGCAGCAGCTTCTATCGATAAGTGGTTTGCCCAACGGTATCGTCACGTTCCTGAACAACTCATCAAGGAAGCAAACCCTAAGCAAGAGGGTAACGACGATAACCTCCGTAAGGGGCTATTAGGACGCTATAAGAAAAACTTAGAAGCACTAAACATCGAAATACAAAATATGAAGGGAGAATAATTAGATGAACTTTTATCAAATTAAGAAAAACACCATGGATATGGCGGACGAAGCTAAGCAGGCAAACGAAAAGTTAAACGAAATGCTTGCTAACCCACAAGTAACAACTGAAGACATTAAGGCGCAACAGAAGGTTGTTGATGCTGCACAAGAACGATACGACGTAGCTAAGGAACAAATGGACAAGGCTGAAGCTCAAGAAAAGCTTAACTTAAAGCCAGTTAAGGAAAAGGCTCAGCTTTCACCAAAGGAAAAGCGTGACGAAGCCTTTGCCACTCTGGTTCGGAACACTATGGCAAAGGAAGCTGTTGGTGCTGATATTTACCAAGCACTTGGTGATGAAGACACTACTGGTGGTAATAAGTTCCTGCCAAAGACTGTTTCAACTGACATTATTTCTGAACCAGTTGAGAACAACCCATTACGGGATATTTCCACCGTCACTCAAATTCCTAACCTTGAAATTCCTCGTCTTACGTTCAATTTGGACGATGATTCATTCATTCAGGACAAGGAAACGGCTAAGGAAATCGAAGCCAAGGGTACAACTGTACAGTTCACTCGTAATAAGTTCAAGGTCATGGTTGGCATGTCAGAAACCGTCTTATTAGGTTCTGACGCTAACCTAACTGCTTACGTAGAACAAGGACTTCAAAACGGAGTAACCGTTAAGGAACGTTCAGTGGCCTTTAATCCTGCGCCATCTAAGGAAAACGAAAAGCATATGTCCTTCTACGATCCTTCTAACAACATCAAGACAGTTAATGGTGCTGACTTATATGAAGCAATCACTAACGCTGTTGCCGACTTGCACGAAGCTTACCGTGAAAATGCCACTATTGTTATGGCTTACAAGGATTACCTGAAGATTATTCGGACCCTTGCTAACGGTTCTGCTACGCTTTACGGTGCTCAACCATCACAGGTTCTGGGTAAGCCGGTTGTGTTCACTGATGCCGCTGTCAAGCCTATTGTTGGTGACTTCTCATACAGTCAATACAACTACGACATCAACACTCTTTACGACCAAGACAAGGATGTAAAGACTGGTATCAATTACTTTGTTGTTACTGCTTGGATGGACCACCAAATCAAGTTGAGTAGTGCATTCCGGATTGCTGATGTAGCACCGTCAAAATAACACCCCCGTCAGATGACGGGAAGAAGAACCCGTCACCTGCACAAGGCGGGGGCGCTTCTTCGGGCGCAAATGTAGATAAACAATATAAGGATAATAAACAGTCCACACCAACGGATAACAAACCTTCTGAACCGGTTGAAAGTAAGCCAGCAACACCTGACACGTCAGCTGCGGCGCAGGCGGATACATTCGATCCAGCTGGTGACGTAAAGCCGACGGATGCACAGACTATCCCGGACATTAAAGCATGGCTTGATGCACACAAGGTGACTTATCCATCCAACGCTTCTAAGGGCGATTTGCTAACCCTGGTTAATCAACACTAATAACAAAAGGTGGTGATATGTATGTCGATTAAGAATCTAATGGGAACGGTGACTGATGATGATTTGCAACTAACCAAGACCTCGCTGCGGTTAGAACCAGATGACACGGAAGACGATATTCTTCTCCGAATGCTGATTAAAACTGCCCGGAGAGACATTATTGGACAAATTGGAGAGCAAATTGACGACTTTTTTGATGATAACGAAGTCTTTAAAACAGCCGTGCTAGTTGAGGTAGGGCATTTGTACAATCATCGTGATTCAACGTCAGCTCAACAAGAGTTTGAGGTTCCAATGGCACTGTATTCCTTGATTAATTCGATGAAAGACGATTATCGCTACCGGTTATATCTTCAAGCACAGGTTAATACTGATGGTGAAAAGGCTGGAAAAAACACAGAAAAAGATTCGAGCTTCGCCTCGGACAACAAATTAAAGAACGAGCCAGCAAACTCACCACAGGATTCAAACCTTATGAACGAAGAAGGTGAAAACAATGGCTAAAGGAATTAATCCGGCTCGAATGAGGATGCGTCTAACGTTTGGCAAAATAGAATCCTCTGGCGATATTAATCCGAACACAGGGGAAGCGATGGATAGCTTTACCCCAAAATTTACAAAATGGGCTGGGAAATGGACTATTTCGCAAACGCAAGCACTCACATTGGCCGGAACTAACATCCGGGACGCTGTTGTTTTCTTCATTCGTCATGATGAACGAGTTACAAGTGATTTCCTTATTCAGCGGGGAGACAAAACGTATACGATTGACAGTATTTCTTATGATGATGGTCTGACTCCAGATGGATTCGATTTAATCACTTGTCACCAGGAGGTTGAAAATCATGCCTAATGAGGTTCAAGGACGTATGGACGAAGTATTCGACAAGATGGCAAAAGGCATGACTCGTCAACAGCGAATTAAAGCTAATGACAAAGCCATGGATTTGTTTGAAGAAAGATTCAAAGAGAATTTTCTTCGGTCGATGAATAACCATGGGGAATCAATCTTGCGGACTTTGACTCGTGAGAAAACGACTGGTGGTACTGTTGCCATTGGTTTTTCTAAGCAAGGTAAAAAGGCATATTTAGCTCGCTTTCATAATGATGGTTGGGTACCACGAAATCAATATGGTGGGCCGTATCCTGTCCACGGTTCTCAACCAATGGTTTATGGAAAGCACTTCTGGGAAAATACCGAAGAAGAGGCTAAACACGGTGATCTTGGCAAACGGATGAGTGAGCGTGAGATTGAATACTGGAAGAAAATTATGGATGACAAGGCACGTGGGGGTGGTAATTAATGACCCCTACCGCTAAGGTTGTTAGCCTGCTTAAACAAAATTGTGATAAGCTGCCAGGACTTAAACCAGAGCACATTCATGCTTTTATGATTAAGCCAAATGATTGGTCAAAGAGCGATTGTGTTGTGCGAGTGTCTGAATTACCTGCTGGTTCACATGAGTATGGAAACCTTAATCCTATTTCGGTGCGGCGTGCCGTACAAGTCGAATTTTATTATCCAACAAATTACACCAAAGACATGGGCTTAACTGAGGAAGCGGTTAAGTCCTTTTTATTTGCTCATCGTATTCGTTGTGAATCCGACGCTGGTCATGTAATTACGCCAGATAACGGAAACATCGAGAATACGTTGAAATTTAATTTTACAGAGGAGGAAATGTAGCATGGCTTCTATTGGTCTGAAGATGGTCTACGTCGGTATCAAGGATGCTGACGGCAAGACTATCGTTGACGCAACCAAGGGGTTGTCCGATAAGGGTGTCTACCCAATTGACACCAACAAGGACCACCAGAACTTGGGTACTAAGACGGCTAACATCACAGCTCTGTCTGGTAACCCAGTCAAGATTACAGGAAACAACGAAGTGGTAGACGTTACTAATCCACCATCGAGTCCACAAGTAGCATTTGATATGAACGCAATTAACCCAGCAGTTCGTGAAAAGCTATTGGGACGTGTATCAAACGGGATTGGTGGCTACACCGATGGTAATAAGCCGGTTGATTGTGGGGTCATTATTGAATCTCAGCAACCAGTAACGATGACGTCGGTATTCTTCTGCTTCGGACGTGGGAACTTTAACGAAACGACCCACAACATCGGAACTGATACCGATACGGCAGAAACTCGTGATGATGACACTCTGACGTTCACGTCACTTGGCTATGACGATTTTGGTGGCAAGCCGTTTGCCATCTTCTATGAAAGCGACCCTAATTTCGACAAGCAGAAGATGATGGACCTGGTATTCCCTGGTCAGCAACTGGTTACTGCTGGACACGATGGTACTCAAGACAGTTCACTTCATGGTGGCACCGTCGAAGCACCACATGGCTCTAGTGATGCTGGGTCTACCGGGACTAACAAGAGTGGTACCCAGGGAAATATCTAACCCCACCAGCTAAACCAACTTTAGCTGAGTCAAGTGGGGTCACCCCAACGGAAGTAATTATGCCAAATGGTGATTCAAAGCCGTTAATAAATTAGCGTAGTGAAAACGAACAGAGACGAGAACTGGTGAGACGAAAGGAAAAGGAGAATTCAAATGTCAAAAGTAGTTAAGTTTGATGCTAAGAATATGCTGGGCAAGGATTTTGAAGTTATTGACTCATTTAAGAACGTCAAGAAAGTAAATGCAGGTGTTCGGGGCATCTTTGAGGCCATTGACGAGTACGAAACTAAGCAGATTAAGGCTCATAAGCCAGTAACTATGATGGACTATCAGGATATCGTAGCCAGTCGTGTTATTGAAAATACTGGTGCCTTATTGGGGCTTAGTAAGGAAGACACTGCTAAGTTGGAAGATATGTCATATAGTGATGTGTTTAAGTTCTATTCCAAGGTAGCAAACGGCTTCTTAGATATGGATATTCCGGATCCATCTGCTATTAAGAGTGTTATCCAAGGTGGTAGCGAAACGGAAAAGAAGGACCCAAAATCCAGCGAAGGCAAATAGTTTACGACCTTAAAAATCTAGACGAAGATATTGATTACATCGGTCAGCAAATGCTCCAGCAGGGCGTTTTGCCAACCGATTTTTTTGAAACTTCATTTAGTGATTTTATGGCCGTTCAAAATGCTAAATCGCGTAAAGACAGAGTAGTGGATCCGTTCAAACTTGCTATGTCAGCAGGTGGGTTCACTTCTCTTTGACAATCGCCAATAGTGCGAAATCTGGAGGAAAGGAGGAAACTTAATGGCTGAAACAATTGAGGGTTATCGCTTTACAGTTGACCTTGATGACAGGGGGATGCGGACTAAGCTATCTGATTTGGCAAAGGAAGCCCGGACATTAAAGTCCATTATGCGGGCTAACTTTAACGAAAACATGTCAGTGGGTAATTCCTATCAGGCTTTTTCACAGAAGATTACTGACGCTAATCGGGCAATTGAACAGTACAACATTTCTATCAAGCAAGCTCAACAGGATATTAAGGAACTACCTGAGCGTCTTGAAAAGGCTAAGGAAGAGTACAACAAGCTTACCGATGAGCAAAAGAAAAATAGCGAAGAAGGCCAACGGCTAGCTAACGAAATGAAGGACCTTGATAGTAGGCAACTATCGCTTATTAACAAGATTCAGAATTATCGCAACCAGATTTCTAGCTTAAACCGTGTAATTGCTGACGCAGAACGCCACCAGCAAAACTATAATCGGACGCTAGAACAATACCGTGCGGTTTCTGCTGGCATGAGTTCTGCAATGTCTTCATATAACAGGATGCTTGAAGAATCCGGTATGCGGGCTTTAACGACTAAGGGTCGAGTATCACAACTAACGGAACAGCATAGACTGTTGAGTCGTCAAAGTCAGCTGGAAACGGCGCAAGCACGTAAGCTTCAATCCTCGCTTGCTACCTTGCAACAGAAGTACGTTTCAAGCGCAGCCGCTGTTCGTAAAGCGGCTGATGCTCATGGTAAAGAAAGTGATGAGTATAAAAAGGCAGCAAGCGCGTATTCTTTAGCCCGGTCCAATATGGAAACCGCCACTGCGGATATGCAGAAGCAGGTTGCCGCATCAGCTAAAGTTACTGGTCAAGTAATGAAAATGCGGTCAGCTATCAATTCAGTAGGTACCGGTCGCCTTGGATCTGTTGCAAGAGCCTTTAATAACATTGATACACGTGTCCGTGCTGCTACTTCTCATACCCGAGCATATGCTAACTCGCTTAAAGGAAGCTTAATGGGTGTTAGCATTGGCGTTACTGCATTCGGTGCGGGTGTTGGTAAAGCTGTGTCTATGTCAATGCAGTTGCAAAACCAGTGGGTAACAACTAAGAACTTGCTCCAAACTGGTGCTAAAAATGCAGCAGAAGCTCGTGAAGAAGTAGGAAAACTCTCAACAATGGAGCGAGATGCTCGCAACTACTCAAAGGAGTATGGGTATTCTCAAAAGGAAATTGCTGAACAGTACACTGAACTGGTTAAGCGTGGTTATTCTGCCGGTCAATCTATCGGTTCCATGAAATCTATGCTTCAAGCGGCTCGTGCCTCTGGCGATGATTATGCCGATGTTGTTAAGAACGTGTCGAGCACACTTGATGCGTTCGATTTACGTCAAGGAAGAACGACAAAGCAAGTAGTTGCCAACTCAAAACGTGTAACTAACGCCATGGCTTATGCTGCCGACATGACGGCTACAGACTTTCAAGACATGGGGGAAGCGATGAGCTACGTTTCCGCTTCTGCTCACCAAGCAGGTCAGTCCGTCGAAGTCACCACGGCCGCGATTGGTGAACTTTCCAATGCTGGTATCGAAGGAACTCGTGCTGGTACTGGTCTTCGTAAAGTCTTTAACTCTTTGACTGCTCCAACAGCTGGGGCCCAAGAAGCCCTGCAAAAGTATGGTATGTCGATTGATGATTTCAAGACTAAGAGTGGCGCCCTAAAGTCGCTCCCCGAAATCATGAAAACCATTAATGAACATACCAAAAACTTAGGTAAAGCTGATAAAGCAGCGTTCTTTAAGGCGGTTTTCGGTACTACAGGTCAACAAGCTGCAATGGTCTTAGCACAGAATTCTAAGGCTATGGCTGACTTAGTTGAACAAGAAAAGAAAGCCGAGAAACATAACTATGTTCACCAATTAGCTGAAAAGAACATGGCTACCACCCAAATGCAATTGCAAAAACTGAAAACTAGCATTCAAGATATTGCAATCACAATGGGTAATAAGCTCTTGCCTGCAATCAATGATGTGGTTGCTGGCTTCGGAAAATGGGAATCATCTAAAGCTGGTCAAAAAGCGATTGAAGATTTCGGCAATGCTGTTGCGGGTGTTGCTAAGACTATTGGCCGAAACTCTGATTCAATTATGTCCTTTATTGGTGGCTTTAGCGAAGGTTTGCTAGGCGTCATTGTACCAGTTGCTAAATTTGTTGGTTGGATTGGCAAAATGGTCGGCGGAATTGGCAAATTCTTTGGCTTAGGTGACAAGGTTCCGCAAGCGGCCGGAATAATTACTGGTGCACTAGTTGGCCTTATCGGAACCTTTAAAATTCTTCATACCACGATTAAGGGTGTTAATGCTGTTAGAGACGACCTTAAATCAATAGGCATCATGAAAGATACCTCTGCTCAATTAGAAACACAAAACAGCCTTTATGAACGCATGATTGAGTTGCAAGAACGTTCACTAGAACTTAGTGAAGCCCAAGCGAAAGCACAAGGAATCGACACTGAATCGCTTGGTAAGAAGAGTGCGGGCCAAGAAGCTGAAAATATTGCCAACGACATTCCGGTTGGTGGGAAATCCGGCAAAGCTGTAAAAAGCGTTCAAATTCAACCTTATCTTGATGAAAGCAAGTCCTCACGAGTGGGCAACTGGTTTAAGAGTAAATTACCATCGTTTGGTGCCGAAGGTGGTGCCAAAGCTGGTGCTAAGGCTTCTACTGGCTTTTTAGGGAAGTTCAAGGCTCTTCCCGGCTTAATCAAAGGTGCTGGTATTTTTGGGAAAATCATGGATATTGGCATGAGCTTCTTCGCCGCCTTTGACATGGCTAAAGGAATTATGAGTAGCCTTACCAACTCAAAGGCCAAAGGAAGATACAAAGCTGCTGGTAAAACAATGGCAGAAGGCGTTGGTTGGTACCTCGGAGGACCAATGACGTCACAGATAGCTGGTTTGGCTATGGATTGGGCTTACAGTGCAGTCGATAACTTTAAAAAGGGTTGGAACGGCTACACGAAAAACTATAAGCCTAAAGGATTGGTGGCTACTATTGGCTGGGATTTCAAAGATGCTACTCGCAAGTATAACAACTGGATTGCTAGTATTGAGAAAAAACACCCAGTTATTGCAGTTCCTATGAGACTTGCACGAGGAACAGTAAATACATTGTTTGCGTCTGTTAAATATGTAGGCCGCCATCTTCATAATTCGTTAAAGGATGTCTGGACTGGAATTTCCGATATAGCACGTGGGAAGTTCAGCTCTATTTTAAAAGACCAGCAAAAGAATCACGCTAACATGATTAAGGGCATTAAGAGCGACTGGAAAGGTTTCTTTAGTTGGTTTACAAAGAATAGGCAGAAAGAAACTATTCATAAACCAACAAGGGACGAGCCAAGTAGAAGTTCAAAATCTTCAAGCTCAAAAGTAAGGTCATTAGGGAACACCAAGTATTCTAAGTCCGATGTGCAAAATCTTAAAGCGATGACGACGCAGATTGGTTCCTATGAAAAGGCCCTAAAGGGATTGAAGGCAACTATCAAATCCAATGACCCAACTAGTGAACTACGCCATATGAATAAGGAACTCAAAGGCGCTTCAACCAATTGGGGCAAGGTAGCAAAGCCAATCAAGAAAATTGGTGATGCGTTCAAGTATCTTGCTAAATTTACGAGCTCCATGTCCAAGAAAGACGCTTTTGCTGCACTTAATAAAGACTTGCCAAAGTTAGCAGATACCGTCAAAAGCAAAGGAAAGGCTTTAACGAGTAATTTAAACTCGTTGGGTAAATCTCTAACTAAAAATGGACTTATCAAGCCGCTTGAAAAGTTAGATAAGCAAATCAAGTCTTCTATTAAGACGTGGAAGAGCTTTACTGGTCCTGTTAAGTCATTAGCTAAATCGTTCAAGACTTTGCAGAACGCAACTAAGGCCTTGACTGATAAGAAAAAAGGACTTGAGGTTGTGCAAAAAGGCTTTAAGGACCTAGATAAAGCATTAAAGGGTCAAAAGATTGGTAAATATCTAAAGAGCTTAGCTAACGATATTAAGAAGTCCAAGATTGACAAAGAACTTGCCTCTATTAGTAAGGATGTCAGCCATTCAGCCAAAGATTGGAAGAGCCTAGCAAAACCCATTCTCTCGGTTTCCAAGTCATTCAAAACTCTTAATAGTGCCGTCAAAGGTCTTGCTGGAAGCAAAAAGAGTGGCTTTACTAAGCTAACCGCTGACATTAAGGATCTTTACCGGACAGTACGTAAATATCCATTTGGCAAGCAAATTGCTAGTCAAGCAGCTATTGCCAACAATGCCATGAGCGGTAAAAAGGCCGGGTTTGTTGGTCGATTCACTCAAGCGACTAACCAGATGACCCGTGCTTTACGTAATTTTGGTCGCACCTTTAATCGTGAATGGAAAGGCACTTGGAAAGGATTAGCTTCCCCCGTTGAGCGCGAACTTAACTCAGCTGAGCGTGCAGAAGGTAGTCGTTTAGATGCTATGGAAGATAAGCGCTCGGACTTTAGCAGTGCTTTTCTCAAAGGCTGGAAGAGCTGGATTGATGATGTAGTATCTAGCTTTAAGAGTGGCTTTAACAAGCTTCCTGAATACGCTTCTTCGGCTATGAAGGATATTGTCAGCCGGTTGAATAAGGGTATTAGCGGAATCAATGCTGTTATTGGTGACTTTGGCGGTGACAAGAAACTTAGTGCTATTTCTTATGCTACAGGTACCAAAGGTGGACACCCTGGTGGTCATATGTTGGTTAACGACTCAACTCGTCCACATTATAAGGAACTGATCAAGTTCCCAGGACGTCCTTGGCGAATGTTTGAAGGTAAAAATATTTTCATCCCAAATGCTCCAAAAGGGACCCAGGTTATTAATGGTGAGCAGACCTTCGCTCTTAATAGCCGGGGCTTGTTACCTAAACTTGGTGTGCATGCCTATGCTAATGGCTCTTTATCTGATGAAGAACAAGAAAAGTTATCTGAGGAATTTGAAAACAACCCACAAGCAGCTTCAAAAGAATTAGTCCTGAAACTGACTAATTGGAGTTCTAACGTGCCTATTGTGGCTGATCTTGGTAAGGCAATGGCTATTGGCTTTTCACAGAGCATTGCTAATGTCCTAAAAGACTTACTAGGAGAGGTTAAGGAACCTGTTAATGGTGACTGGACACCGGTTATTAAGTCGGCAGCCGCTAAAATGCATGTTCATTTGACCAATGACCAAATTCAGCGTCTTTTACGCCAGATTCAAACCGAATCAGGTGGTAATGAGCGAATTCCTCAACAAATTCAGGACCAAAACTCAGCGGCAGGCCATCCTGCTCAGGGGCTATTGCAGTTTATTCCTTCAACGTTTAATACCTGGGCTATGCCAGGACACCATAATATTTTAAGCGGTTTTGACCAAATTATGGCGGCTATTAATGCCTTGAACCACGGTGGTGAAGGTGGCTGGGGAAATATTGGTAATGGACACGGTTGGGAAACGGGTGGCATTGCAACTCAGCATGGCATCTACGAGATGGCTGAGGGTAATTTACCAGAAGCGATTATTCCGTTGGATATTAACAAACGTCCACGGGCACTAAATGTCATTAACCATACCCTTGACCACATGGAACGTGATGGTGGCGGTACCGGAAATATTAGTCGTAATAATGGAGAAACAACGGCTTATCTCAAACAAGCTGTTGCTATTCTTGGACAAATTGCCGGACTTAGCGCACAACAAATTGATGCAATTATGAACATTAACCCTGGTACAGATATGAAATCTCGTCGTCAGCGCTCACAGTTTTACAACCAGTATGGAAATGACCAACGCATTCGTGATTATCAAGCATTCTAGGAGGTGAGTCAGTGCAACATCCAAAATTACTAATGAAGATTGGTGATGGGGACGAGTTTAACATCGCTGACAAAGTTCCAGGCTTGGAATACTTAGGCGACGATTCAACGGTCACCACTACTACCCAATTAAGCCAAGTAGCAGGTGTTGATGGAGCAATTTATCAATATAAGACGTTCAATAATTACCAAGTACCTGCAAAATTCTTTTTGCGTTTTGGTAACTGGCAGTCGTTCAAATTAGCTAAGCACGAAATTCAAAAGATTTTCTCCACTAAAAAGATTATCAGGATACGCACGGATACCGAAACGGCAATCGTGCGTTTTGTTTTAGCAAATGATCCGGAAATTCACCCTGCCGAAGATCTAGCTCATTATTCCTTGTTTACTGTTAACTTCGATAACCCATCTGGTTATCGGTACTCTATTTTTAGAAGTGATACCATGTATGACTTTGCGAAAAGCGGTTGGCAGATAGGGATGAATATTCCTGTTGGGGAGAAGTTGAATTACCACTTTACGGACAAAATTTTTAAGGTTTACAACGCGAGTGATGTTCCCGTGGATCCCTATTATGGGAATGCCGATTTGAAGATTATTTGTAAATTTAGCGGTGACAAATTGACACTTACTAATAAGACCAATGGAAGCACTTGGACATATAACAAGGCGTCCACTGGGAGTGATTCGATTATTTTGGATGGTATTAACACAACGCTAAATGGCAAAGCAGCTAGTGTTAATACCGACTATGGGAACTTATCCTTGGAAACTGGTTGGAATGATGTTGAGGCAACCGGCGCAAATAGCGTTGACATCACTTTCAGTTTCCCATTCATTTATAGATGAGTAGTAATAAGATTGTCGTTCGTGGCTTGAAGAACGCCGGAAGCGAGCCACTGAATTATCAGGCAATCGACCCCGATAGTTTCTATATCGAATGGGACATGAATGAAACATGGACTGTTCAATTCACAGTTAAAAATGACCATTCTCTTGCTTACAGTATGCTTGATGCGCAGTCATCTATTATTTGGGATGATCAAGAATTTATCGTCAAGCAGTGTGAGCCTGATTTTAATGGCGGCATTGAAACTAAGGACATTGTAGCAACTCACATTTATAACGAAATTAGCCGAATTCGGAAGTATAAACAATATATTGACCCGAACGACCCTAGCCATGATAAACCTACTGACGTTAAAGTTGCTCCTGGTGAAAATGAAGATGCTGATACCGGGGATAGCGATGACGATGATGATCAGAAGACAGTCACCAAACAGCAAGACGGTGATAAGACAATCACTACAACGGTTACTAAAAAAGATGAAAGTGAAAAGGAAGAAAATCAGATTGAGTATTCAGTTGATGACGTCCTGAAATTCTATCTTGAAGGTAACACGCTAGGTTTTACTTGGCAGGTAATCGGCAATTTTGACAAGGCCCGTATTGAGGAGCTTACAGATGGTAGTGGTACGGATATGCTAAGTAAAATCACCGACACTTGGCCAAATGCCGTTATTTATCCTGATAACAAAAATATCAGGGTATATAGCTTGGATGAGTTCCAGAAAGACTATGGCAACCGCTTGGACTATCAGCACAATACTACTGAATTTAAGTTGACCTACGATTCAACTAATCTGAGCAATGAAGTGTTCTGTATTGGTGCTAAGTATTCGGTCGAAACTGATACCCAAACTCAGGTTTCAACTGGGGGCGATGGTGGTCCGGGGGCCGATAAAGTTGCTAAGGATGCCCAAAAGTATATCGGTATTCCCTATGTGCTAGGTGGAGCCGGGGGAACGCGTCCTGGCGACTATCATGCTGGAATGGATTGTGGGAGCTATGTATCGCAGGTCTACTCAGATTTTGGAATTAGTATCCCAACTTACGTTCCGAACATGGTCCCATATTTTCACCAGGTAAGCACACCGCAAACTGGTGATGTTGGCATCTATTACAACGGTAGTCTTGCTTATCATATCTGTCTCTTCCTTAATAAGGACACTATTATTTATGAACCAGAGCCTGGAGAATCCTGCAAAATGGAACCTGCCAGTTACTATTATCCAAGCATGGTGGGGCGTAACGACCAAATGGCTGCAATCGTATCTGGAAATAGTGATGGTGGCGACGGCGGAGATGGTGATGACACTAAGGAATCCACCAAGACGGACGAGTTCTACTACTTTGCTCCATTTATGGCAAAGGTACAGAAGTCAATTGACCTGTATGGTGAATATCCGATGGAGCCACTAGAAGATGGTCGCTTCGACCATAAGGACGCAATGGAGAAATATGCTATTTCAAAATTACAGCCAGACCCAGCGTTGACGGTTGAGGTTACAACCTATACCACCATGAAGCCAATTCCTGGCGATAAAATACACTGTATGGTTCGTGACTTTGAATTATCTACGAATTTAGCGGTGGTTGGTTTTCAATGGTATCCGTTCAGTAAGAGTAACTACTCAACGTTCACACTAAACACGAATGCACAGAGCATTCTGGATTATCAGCACAGCCATCAGGTAAAGCTAGATAAAGTAGTGCAGAATATTAGCAATCAGTCAACTACCACCGAGCAAGGTATTAACAAGGGAGTGTGGACAGAAGCGGAGGTGACAACGTTTGGCAACAACTTTAACAACAATTGATGTTTCGGAGTGGCAAGACCCTGAAACAGTTGACTGGAGCTCTTTAATTAGTCAAGGGCTCCAGTCAGTAATTGTCCGATTGTCACATGGATTTACTGCCGATAAAAAGGCTAGCGCATTTGTCAAAAAAGCACAGAGCCTTGGCCTGATTGTTCATGGATACCATTTTTATGAGGGGAATACCGAAGAGGTATCTTTCTCAGTACGGAACGCTCAACAAATTGGTTTACCAAACGGGGCCCACTTCTTCTTGGATATGGAAGGAAACATTCCTGGCGATTGGCAAACCATTCTTTACCAGTTTGCTCCTGAGTGGTTGCGGAATGGTTGGAAACCGGGCCTTTATTGTTCCGACAGCCCGTACAAAGCGAAATTTGATAATGCGAAACTCGTTTCGGATAAGATTACTAGATGGATTGCTTCTTATGATTATGAGCCTGCCAACTATGACGTGCGGCAGTATACGAGTTCTAACGGCAAACTTGATCTTGACTATGATAAGTCGGGTTTGTTGGAGGTTCCTTATGAAAAAGCGAAACACAAGCCTGATTCAAGCGGTTCATCGACCGATAACTTCCCACCACTAAGCCCTGGAACGCCAACTGGTGATTCATGGGTAGGATGGGGGAAGGATAGCCGCTATGGCGGTGGACAAACACTAGGGTATTCTCCTAATGGAAAGGACTTCTATGCAGTTTTTTGGCCCGGCGGATTAATTATTCGTCCTAAGGATGCTGAGCAAATATGGGAACTCCTAAAAGACAAGGTTAAACGTGCGGGAGTCGATACAGGTAATTTAACTATTGCGTGGGACAAAATAACTAATAAGCCAGATATATCTATTTTTGCTAAAGTTACGGATGTTCGTGCTGCTGAAACTACTGCTGAAAGTGCCCTAAACAGTGCAGAGAAAGCACAATCAACGGCGGAGGCTAACAGTAAGGCCCTAGCTGACAAGGCTAACAAGTCGGAAATACCGGATATATCTGGCCTTGCTAAAAAATCCGATATTCCGGTATTGCCAGACCTAAATAGTTATGCACTTAAAAGTGAATTGCCATCACTATCCGGCTATGCCAGGTTATCAGATATTCCTAGCGTAGCAGGTTTAGTAAAGGAAGCTGAGCTAGCTGATTATGCGAAAAAGTCCGACATTCCTGCACCAGTTGACCTGTCAGGGTACGCTAAGACTGATGCGGTTGATGCCGTTAAAACAGTCGCCGATAAGGCACAAGCAATCGCTGACACTAATAGTAAACTTTTAGAAACAAAGGCTGATCGAAAAGATTTGCCAACAGTACCAACCGATCTGGTGCATAGTGCTGAGTTAGATCAGATCAGAACTGATGTTAGCCAGGCTAAGCAAGATTCTGCCAATGCACTGGCTGTTGCAAAAAGTGCAAGTACCACTCTTGATGCTTCAAAAGAATTTGTAGCGAAAAATCCTTCCGAATATCAGGAAGGATTTTCTCGTGAGCTAAAAGCAGCAGGTATTCTTGAAGTTAACCAGACAACCTTAGGTAAGAGTTTGACTTATAGCACAATTGGCTTGCTCACTTCGGTAGCAATTGATAGCTATGGTTCTCGCTGTGTCCGACAACGTTTTGAAATAATCGACAGTGACTATCCATACACCTTTGAGCGCACTGGCACCGGAAATGTCTGGTACCCTTGGCACGGCGTCACTATATGGGATTAACCTTGAAAGGTGGTGAGAACAATCGATGCGCTGTTAAAAACTAACTATCGAGGAGAGTATTCTCCAGAAGAAATGTATAAGAAAATGGACGTTGTGACAAATGGTCATGACGCCTTTTTAGTGTTAATCGACAATAAAGGGCATAATCTAAGGAACACTGAGTATTTCATGGCGCTATCAAAAGGAGATAAAGGTGATCCAGGAACTAATGGTAAATCGGCATATGATCTTGCGGTTGAATACGAGGGCTTCAATGGCACTGTAAAAGATTTCCTCAATTCCTTAAAGGGAGATAAAGGAGATAAGGGTGACCCAGGACAATTAAATGGTCTGGTTAATGATATTGCTATTGATAAGTATCCTGATGCTAATATGCTTACTGCAAAGAACATCTATGCGATTAGTGGCATCCAAAAGAATCTTCCCAAGGATAATGTGATGTCCTCATTCATGATGGTACTTGCAAGCGCCGATGGTGAAACAGTAACTCAACTTTGGTTTGATCCGGTAAATGTTGAATTATATGTTCGTGCCAAAACAGCAGACACATGGAGTGATTGGCGGTGGGTAACGTTATGGAACTAGAACTATATCAGTATAAAGACCATGTTACTCAAAGCATCCAGTCAATCTATGACCGTATCATTGAGCTTTATAAGCTGGAAGTTCAAATTAATCTTGATGATGAACTTGAGATACCAGAGTTAAAGGTAGAGTCTTGCCCGACCGATTTGCAGAACTATATATTCTACCTTTGGCTGATTAGAGTGCTACAACAGTTAGAAAAAGTTCTTAATGACGTAATAGCTTTTTATAATGATAGCGGATTTGTCGATGAAGATGGTTATGGCGACACCGCTTTTATTCACTTATACATTCCAAGGATTGAGATATTCTATGACGATGACTATCTCAAGAAAATAGAAAACAATTTAAAGCTGGCTAACGATATAGTTGACCAGCTTTTTAAGTACGCAAAACAATTTGAAGATTAAAGGAGGGATAACGTGGCAAATGCAAACACACGAGTTGTGCTGGACTTGGTAAGGGACACAAATACCATCGTTGATTTAACCCCATACTTTCAGGGCCGTGTCGGCGATAGTGACAGTTTCTTGCCAGTAGCATTGCTTAGTGATGGCCGTGCCACTGACCTGACCGGAAAGGACGTTGTTTTTCAAGGAAACGATCCAAACAATGCTCCTTTTACTATCTACGGCAAGGCACAGCAATCAATGCATGCTGATTCATGGAAACGTGGGCGATTTACTTTCTATTTCCCAGCAGAAACGTTCCAAGTTCCTGGTGTGTGGGATACAGCATTCTTGCGGGTTGTCGATTCTAATGTTGACGATCCAAGCAAATCAACCGCAATCGTTTCTACTCTGAACCTGCATCTTAACGTACTTCCTGATGACGTTAGCATGGTGGTTACTCGCAAGGCTTATCATTCTGGATTGGAGAGCATTGTCGATGAATTCAATGCTTATATGGAAAATAAGAAGAAACAAGTTGAAAACATCGCCAGCAGCCTTACTAACAGTTATCCAGAAATAATTGCAAAGTACCAGACCCTAAAAGCATTGGATGATTCAGTGCAAGAAATGATTAACAACAAACAAGTGGCCACCATTGACGACTTGGGTACTAACCTGATTGAAAACGACATTGGCGGCCTACCAACACCGGCGATGTATATCGAAAAGGGCTTCTACCGGATTCACTACGGGTATGCTTATTTGGGTGACTTAGATATTGTTCCAGGCAAAACGGTAGACGCCACTGACTGCGAACAAGTGGCCATGGTTCAAACCACCGTCTTGAATAATATCGTGTCTCAGGAAGCAACCGTTCAAGCCAAGAACGATTATGTTTACAAGCTGGAGCGGAAGTCGACCGGTGATACAACCTGGTCGAAGTGGCACGCAGTAGCACAATTTTAGGAGGTAATTATATGTTATATTCACTTGCAAAAAGTGGGGTGGGTAGCAACCTAGCTACTACCCGACTGGCACGGCCTAAGAAAGGCGGTGCTGAATGATGGATATGAAGCAAATTGAACCGGGACAAAACTGGTTAAATAATATCAACGAAAATTTCACTAAGTTAGGAGTCCAGGATGAGAGCACTACCGCTTATGTTCTGTTAAATGGAGTGACGCAATTTTCCGACACCCATACACCGATTATCAAGCGGCCACTTCTTAGTGGTTCCACCGAGAAAACCTGGCACTTAGGAATTAACATCAAACATATGCCGGTGCATAGTGATTTAGTGGTTGCTAAGGTGCCAGAGGGATTTCAGGAAGTAAGTGACCCTTGGATTGGAATTTTTCCAGTAGGGCAAGAGGGTCATGTTGTTGGTGCACTAAGTGCCTACTTTGCGAACTCGCCAAAAGAGTTGCATCTCTTCTATGACACTATGGTGGCTAACCCGACCGACCTGAATAATACGAATGTGAACCTACCGCTTACTTGGCATTAGTTGATTAAACTAGTCTTGTCTTGAGAAAGGACAAGATAATGGATATTAACAAGTCGAACCAGAACAAGGCTGGCTAGAGACACTAAACAATGATCTGACTGAATTGAACAATGGCACGGTATATTGCGTCGACTAAATCGTCAGGGGATATAAGCATGACTGGATATGCTAACGTCAGAATTATAGATGCTAAGAGTGCAAACCATTCCATTATTCTGAATGCTTCCGGTCACCCGAATGATAATCGTGCTTTGCATGGTTGGATTGACTTTAATCTATTTTATTAACACTTACAAGGAGGGATTATATGGAAGCACTAAAGCAAAAGAAGGTTTATACCTTCGATACACAAGCTCCCAGTCATACGCTGATTGGTTTTCGTCAAGTTGAAGCGGACTACCAGCTCCAACCTGGTGAAACCTTCACTGAGCCCGAAACAGGTCAACAGTATTGGAATGCGGAAACAGGAACTTGGGTAGCGTCAACGGTAGACATTTACTGCTACGACGTTAATAACAATAATGCACTGAGTGATATGTTCTCCGTACCAGCGGGAACCACACTCAAGACGGGGCAAACCACGGTAGTTCCAAAGGATGGACTATACGAGCCGCGGTTTAATGGGACCACATGGGAAGCTGGCATTACCGAAGAAGAATTCTTGGCTAAGCAACCCAAGGCGGAAGTGAAGCCGACTGCCCAACAGAAGGCTAACGCCGAAATGAGTGTTCAAATTGCTCAGATGAAGCAGGAGCAGGCTAAGCTGAATGCGCAGCTGACACTGGATATTGCAATGTTGAAGAAGCAAATGAAGGCTGAAACGCCAAGTACACAGGAGGGATAAAGATGGGATTTGATTACTACAATACCTACTACAAGATGGGGCTCTTCACCAAGGAAAATTTGGATTTGTTCGTTGAAGTAGCCATGCTGTCAGCAGAAGACGAACAGAAGATCCTTACCCCGGTGGCCGCTTAGTCACATAAAAGTAGTCGCCATAGAAATAAACAATACATAGATAAGCCTCACTCAGACGAGCGGGGCTTTTATTATGGGCGGCTTTTAGAAAGGTGATTGCTTATATATAATCTGTGGAAATTAACTTTCGGCTTAGCTGGAATACTATTTGCAATCCTAATTATTTATGTCGTAGGATTACTATATCTTACATAAATAATTGGGGACGTGCTTTATGATCGTATTACTGTCTAATAGTGATTTATTCGATAAACTATATCAAGAAATTGATCGTCAAAACACATTTTATTTCTGGATTATAGGAATTATTACAGCAATTGCTATTGCGATAGCTGGCTTTTTTGGTGTACTTCAATGGAGGCTATCTAGCAAACAAATAGATAAACTCAAGACAGAAATTGAGGATACTATGCTTACGAAATATAAGCTAGATGGTCTTTACTCAGATGTTAATGGACTTAAAGAAAGAATGATTTTGCAAGAAAACTTTAGTAGAACGCAGGGGCTTTCTAAGTTGTCATTGTTAAATAATGTTGTCGGGCAGATAGCCAAAAAAGATCCACAAGAGGCGGCAGAAGGTATGGCAAATGTATGTCATGCTATACAAGAAACTATTGATAACAATGCTTTTCCTTCTTTACTCAAGGGGCTCATAATAAGAACAGTAAAGGAAAATTTGGAGAATTATTATAAAGCTAATCCAAATGACACAAATGCTAAATCATTATTGGAATTCATTGACCATACGGCGTCAAAATATATTGAACTTGCTGAAAAAGATATACATGGTTCACAAGACTAATTATTTAGCGTCCTCAAGCAGGGCGCTTTTCTTATACCCAAATTTAGAAAGGAGAGTGATTGAACTTGAAGAAAATGGACTTAGTGCCTAAGAGTGATAATCACCAATTCAAAATTGATGATACCAATACGCTCCTGCACTACACGGCGACAGTTAATGGTGAACCACAGGAATTCCCAAGCGATGATCCTTGTTACTTTCAAATCAAAACTGACAAGACGTTTGCCCAGACAGCCAAAGCCACTGTCTCCGGTTCTGACATTGCTCTGAGCTCTAAAGATCTAGCAAATTTGCCGGTTGGCAATTACGAGCTAGAACTTTGGCATATGGACAAGCAGACGGGGAACACAGATATTTTCCCAGACGATGGTTGGTTGCCATTTACCATCAACGAGAATGCGCTGGGCAACATGGGCGATAAGGTTACGACTATCACTATGAAGCAAATGCAGGATGGCCTTATGGATGCTCTGCGAGCCCAGTTCGATAAATTTGTAGCGGATGCCCAAGAGAAGATTCAGGGAATCAAACCGATTAACGGAACAAACGGCGCCAGCGCCACTATTATGGTCGGTGATGTAAAGCAACTGCCTGCTAATGAAAAGCCGTACGTCAAAAATGTAGGTACGAACTTAGCCGCAATTTTTGATATTGGTATCCCGGTTGGCGCTATTAAAACGGAACAACTTGATACTAAAAATTTGAATGAGGTAGAGACGAGTGGCTATTACACAGGTAATGCTATGACCATCGCCAATGCCCCAAGCACGGGTCAATTTATTTTGAAGGTAGTTGGGCAAGACGACAATTGTGTCCAGTTGTATTATGACCTACAGCGTGGGGAGCAATATATGCGGACGATGTATAAGGGCGAGTGGAATCCGTGGCGTTGGGCAACTCAATGGAACTGAGGTGAGCGAATGAAAAGAAATATATTTCTCGTTTTCACCGGTTTGGAGACTCTTGCGGTTGGCGTGTTCTTAATGATGCAGCACAATGCACTAATGGATGATCCTACCGACCGAGTGGTCCATATGATTCACCAAATGGGCAGCATAGAATGGGCAATCCTGTTAATTGTACTGGGTGCTGTTTCACTAGTCGCAGGCGTTTTAGATGTTAAAAAGTATAATATCCAGCAAGTCATCCTGATTTTGTTTGGTGGCTTGTGGTGTGCCTACTCGCTGTTCTTTTGGATTAATGACATTCATTTTGGCCCTGGACTAAAGCTGGGTACATTGCTCAGTACCTTTGTATTCGTCCAAATCTTATTTGAAGCATATTTTGGAAAACGGGGGTGATAGCAGTGCATTGGCTGACATCACTCCTTGGTGGGGGAGCTCTTGGTGGGATTATCACCGCTGCGTTAACTTATTTTAGTAAACGCAATGAGTCACACAGTCATACAGAAACTGTCTATGCAGACCATGCTGATGACTTGTTTGATCGAATAGATAAGCTCACCGAAGAGCGTGATAAATCTAATCGGCAAGCTATTAAACTTCAAGCGAAAGTTGAAGCTCAAACGATGACGGTTGCCAAGTTGGAAGAAAAGGTTGCTGAGCAAAATAAGATTATCGACAAGCTGACTCGCCAAATCGGTGAATTAAACGAACGGATTGAAAAAATGAGCAAGTTGGAACAGGAGGAACTAATTAAAAATGAAAGAACTAAATGATATTGTAAATTGGTTGATTCAGAGCGGATACCTGGTGGCTGTCATTATCTTTGCCTGGCAAGAAGTAAAGCCGATCTTGCAAGCTAAGCAGAAACATGCCAAGACGGTGCAGGAAAAGGAACTGCTGGGCCTAATTAACTCGTTGGCCGATAACGCAGTTAGTTCGCTTGTTGGCGCTCATGGCGTCACAGGACATGACAAGTTTAAGCAGGCTACCCAAATTGTTGGTGGCACGTTAGCAGACAAGGGCTTTGAGGTTCAAAAGGAAACGGTTGACCATGCAGTACAGGCCGCTTACGAGAAGAGCACCTTAACTCCGACGGTTGATCCAGAAAAGGCACCACAAACCGGGGTGGTAGTTCATGACTAATCACGGATATGTACTGGACGTGTCCGCCTTTCAACCGCAGGCTTGTTACTTTGACTTCTGGTCCAAGTGGAAAGCACGTGGTGTAAAGGGTGGTATCGTTAAACTCTCTGAGGGTACCGGCTGGACTAACGGCTATGGTGCCAGTCAAATTGCCGCTATCAAGCACGAAGGGCTGATGGCGTCTGGTTATCACTTCTCACGGTTCCGGGGTAACTCGTATCAAGCTGTGCAAGAAGCTAACCTCGCCATTGCCTGTGCCCGTCAGATGGGATTGCCACAAGGCGCTCCATTGGTACTGGACTACGAAGAACGATTGGGTTACCGGGCAAGCAACACGCAAGCTGCCACTGCCTTCTTGAAGTGCGTTAAGGCGGCGGGCTATCGTCCGGTCTTCTACTCGTACTCTGGCATGGCTAACCTGTGGGACTTTGAAGCTATCCATGCGGCTACTGGTGCCGTCATGTGGATTGCGGCATACCCTACGCTTGCGGGGGTCACTTCGCCTGCTATGGGTTACTTCCCAGGCATCAGCAACTTTATTTGCGCTTGGCAGTTTACAGACAACTTTTTCGGAGAGCACATTGACGGTTCGATTGACCTTACGGGGGTGTTTACAGGAATGGCAGAACAAAAGATTACCAGTGGCGGCCACTTGGACGACTGCCACTTTGAAGAGGGCAAGCTGGTCGTTGGCGGCTGGTTTGCCAGTGATAAAGCGAACGGCAAGAGTAACCACTATGTTATCCTTACTGATGACCAGGGGCATGAATTTTCCCGACAGAGTGTGGCACTAGCTCCACGCCCAGATGTGGCTAAGGCTTATCCGGATATTCCGGGGGCTGGTCAGTCGGGCTTTGCGGCCAAGTTTGACTATACAGTTGACATGGCCGGCAAGAAGCTGCGGGTTTACTTCCGGTACACGGATGACCCGGCAGGTAACGGCAATGCCACTGACTATGTGAGCCTGGCGGACATGACCCAATCGGCCGCTTACCTGGATAGCATGAGCGTGTCCTTCGGCAAGCAGCTACACGTCGCCGGTTGGTTTGCCTCTGACTTGTCTATTGGCAAGCCACACCGCTTCATTATTCTTTTTGACGCGGCCGCCAACCGGGAACTGCAACGGGTCAAGGTTGACCTAGCGGCTCGTCCAGATGTGGCTAAGGCTCAACCAGGAATCTATGGATCCGGGCAATCTGGATTCAATGCGGTCTTTGACTACGGCGCTAGTCTAGTTGGCCACAAGCTCCAGATTATCGCCCGCTACTCTGATGAAGAGCACGGCGAGGGCAAGTACGTCGACTACTGGTTCGAGCCGTTCCAAGGCCCATCAATGCCAGTCCTTGACGGTAAGACGGAGCAGACGTTTGTCGCGCATGACATTAGTGTAAGTCGTCAGCAGGACGGAACCCTGCTGGTCAATGCAAAGTAAATAATAGATAGGAGATGAAAGTCTCCTCTTCAAAAGTTAACCGTGACCCGGAGGCGTGTGGAAAGCGTCTGCCGGGTCTTTTTTTGTTTTTCGGTGCATTAGTCTATTTATCGGTGCAAAATCACATGAATATGCACCGATAAATTTCACTTAATCGTGGGGCACTCGTGGGGCAAAATAAGTGTAATTTGCCGAAAATTATTGTAATTCAGCCAATATTATCATTCGTCAAACCCTTGTGCTAGCAAGGAATACCGCGTAGCATCAATAATTGTGATTTAATATAATGACACTTACGAATGGTACCACCTGACGCCAAAGCAGATCGTCGACGACGTTGAAAAAGTGATCCACGCCCTATGATTAAAAGCCCGTCATTACTAGCTTTGTGGCTAGTTAATGATGGGCTTGATTAATATTTATATGTGAACATGAAACCTAGTTTTTAATTGTCATGGGGCACTCGTGGGGCAAAATTAGTCAATTTTTGTGCAACGGACTCCTCGACTCGCGATGTTACGTGAAGATATACTCTTTTAGTGATATCGCTACTTGCGTGACCGACTCTCTTTTGAATGACGTATAACGGTACTCCTAGCTCCGCAAGTTTACTTACATGAGTATGGCGAAAGAAATGAGTTGTGACGTTTTTGTTAATGCCAGTCCTCTTAACTGCATTTTTTAACAATTTGTTTATTGCGTTTAATCGAAACGGCAGTCCGTACCCTGGTCTATCTTTTCGCATATTTAGAAAAACAAAGTCATCAGGCAACTTGTTTTCGCTATTTCGCTGATAGATGAGTACTGCTTGCTTTGGCAAAATAACATCTCTAAAGCCAGCTGTTGTTTTAGGGCTACTACTTTTAATATACCTTTGGCCTTGGGGAGCGCCTCTCCTTACTACCATTGAACCATGTATTTTTGCAAACCATTGGGTTGAATTTCCTAGTTTATCAACGTAAATGTCTTTGACCTGAATAGCAGCGCCTTCACTAAAACGCATTCCTGTATAGTAAAGCCACTCTAGTAAATCTGCAACATCATTGCGCTTTTGGTAATTGCGAAAATCATCAATAATCTTAAGATATTCATCATCGGTCAGATATTTATTTTCGATTTCGTCACGTCTCTTTTGTGTTTCACTACGCCACGAGACGTGAACATCGTTCATTGGGTTACTGCTTATATATCCATGCTGTAATGCATAATTGAACAACAATGACACATAGCCTTTAATGTTTTGTAGGCCACCATTAGTAAGAGGGTTCTTTGGGTTGTAAAGCCTTTTATCAAAGTAATCGTTCAACATAAATGAGGTTATATTAGACACGATAGCATCTTGCCCAAATTGACGAGCAAACAAATATAAACCGTTTTCTACGGCGTGGGCGGTGCCATACGTCACCTTTTTATAATAAAAAGGTACGAATTCATCTACCAGTTCTGATAATCGAATATTTGAATCATGATGCTTCAAGCTATTTAAGGCTTTGCCTATTTTTTCTTGTAATAACCGATTGGCTTCCTTAGTAGTTTGCCGATTCTTCTTTTCGAAAGTAACAACTACTCGTTGATATTTTCCCGTTAGCGGATTCTTAAAACGCTCATAGAAATGATATCTAGTTTGGCCCTTTACTGTTCTTTTTTCTACCCACATAAATATTCCTCCATTCGTGCTATAATGGAAGAGCTGAAATGACGGACAATCAACTCAGCTCCAGCCTGTTCTCTACGCCATTAGAGAATGGGCTTTTTTATTTTGCATCACAAGAACTGGTGTTCTTTTGGGCAGCTTTTTAAAACGGCCACGGATTTGACCGTTCATATTATCAATTAATGCTAATTATTAGTATTTCCACCATTTGGAAATGGTGTTCCGTCAGGAAAAGTCGTGTCATTTTGATGGTCAATTTGCCATTGAACCCAAGGATCAGGAGAGCCATCCGGATTTGAACCAGCAGCATGATTTTGCCCGGGTAAAAGAGGGCTACCGTTTGGATCATATCTTTGTCCAGCATTATTCCCAACTAAGCTATTTCCTTGTTGTTGAGTTATCGTATTTGATTGCTGTGTTGCTGACTGACTACTAAGCGACTGTGACGAAGAATCATTATTTTTATTAGAAGACCTTTTCTTGCTGGAATGTTTTTTATCTACCTTACTACTTGTGCTCTTGTTAGATGAAGAGCTGCTTTTGGTGGAACTAGAGCTACTCCCACAACCAGCAAGCCCCATCGTAATTAAAGCAACGCTACATAATAAACCTATTTTTCTCATACGCATCTCCCCATAACTTTTAACGTCAATCATATTTGGACGTCCCTAAATATATTCTTTAATTATCAGCGAGCAGCTTTTTTGCTTTTGCTACTACTTCTTGCTTTGAGGATAATGCAGACGACAGTAGAGCCTTAGGATTAGTAGCAAACATCGCAAGCTGATAATTATTTCCATTACAAATTACATTACGTAATGCGGCATCGCTCAGAGTAGTACCTGTTTTTAAGTAGTCAGGTTGCTCGCCCGAGTAAGAAGCTAGTTCGATTGCATTCTTAACTCGTTCTTCATCAGCGTAATATATTTGGATGTCACCGCTCTCAAGGTCCATTGAAACAATTCCATCACTAATTCCGCCTGCGTAATTAGTGAAAAAATCGTCTTTAAATAAGGTTATTCCGTGATAAGAAGATGTATTAGAATTTGTAAGATCAAATAGTATTTCGGGATGAACTTTATCTATTTCCTGTAACGCTGGCAGTGATGCTTGAATCTGATTTTTGAGGTTGGAAACCAGTTTTGCTTGTAAATCTTTTAATTGTTGTTTTGTATCTTCGTAATCTGTATAGTCCAAAATTAATTTCTCCTTACTAGGGATAGTAGTTGAATGCTGGGGCTCAATAGTTTCTTTTACTGATTCTATTGGTTCCTTTGGCTTACTTGGAGTTTCCCTATCTTTCTTTAGCGCTTCCTTAGTTTTAAGGTTTTTCTCTCTATAGGAAGAACTATTGTTATCTGAGGAAATCGGGTGTGTGTTTTCTTGCTTCTTTTTATCCTTTTCGTCACTGTAGTATCCGATAATCATTATGATTATGACTGCTATTAAAATCGTTTTCCACATTGTCATTCTCCAATTAATGAGTACCAGTCAACGTACTTTTCCGCCCAAGCTGGTATCCCGCAAGCTTGGAGCAGCTGACCTTTAGTTTCGTAGTCATGAGGGTTGACCCCATCAAGCATTAGGTCAACCATGAACTCGTTAGCCTCTGCTTCGTTACCCATGGTGGAGAAGCGAAGATTGTTCCTGTTAAGGCATTCAGTATTACCGGTATGCCGACAGAAATGATGGCCTAACTCATGACCACAAGAATAGGCATCTTCAAACTCGCTATTACGTGTTGAGAGCACGATAGCGGGTATTCTTTTTATTACAGTGTGATAAGCCATGATTTGCTTCCCCAGATCGTCATAATACACGGGAATATGCTTGGCTTCACATACTTTGAGGGGATTACGAGTGCCAGTTGCATACACAACCTCATGAGCTTTTCGTTTGATGCGTTCCCTGAGCATAAACGGTCACCTCGTTAATCCTTATCTTTCCGATATTTCTTCGGCGTGAACTTTGCCTTGGCAATTAGCTTAGATTGCCGAATGACGTTCTCCAACGAAGCACGTAGAAGTTCAGCATCTTCTTCGTCGATTTCTTCACCGCCGTTTTTCATGTAGGAAAGGGCGGAGTCGTTACTAAGTCCCTCGGTCATATCGGTAAGGATTTTCTGGACATCCCGTTCATCTTTGCGGGTGAACTGCGGAGTATCGGTGCGGCCGAGAAGATAATCGACGGAAACGTCGAAATGTTTGGCCACCGCTTCTATTTTATCTACCCCAGGGGTGCTTTTTCTCCATCTACCAATTGTTCCATTAGACAGGTGAAGTTGTGCTTCTAGTTCGCGGATAGAGAGCCCGTGTGAACTAGCTAATTCTTTAATTCTTGCATATAAAGTATCCATTTTGCCCTCCAAAGGGCTCACAATTTATACGTTATTTGCCTACAAAAGTGTTGACAATATAATTTATTTGCGTATACTGTAATTGTAAGCTAATTTGATAGAAAAAAGAAAACATTAAAGCATATGGAGCCAGAACATTTGACCGTGAAACTAGCTCCCGTGCCATACTTTTCTTATACCTCGATTGTAGGATACATGCCTATAAAATGCAATGGCATAATGGTATTTAATCTATTTTTTCTTCTATCATTTCATCTTACGCTGGGCGGGTCGGAGGAATAAACGAGAAAGGAGAAAAAACAATGGGTCACCATGAAATTCAAGAAGACTTTTCAGAGAAAGGCGCATATCGAGGAAAGCTGGTTAAAACAGCTGGACTTTATACGGGGCTGATTGTTGCGGAGTCAACAAAAGCGCTGATTGTGCAAAAAATCCAAGGAGCAGTAATAAATAATACCTTGGAAATTACTCCACAAGCAGCGCTTGTAAGTAAAGACTTAATTAATTCAGGTGGTTTTGAATTGGTTTCGATTGAGGATTGTGAATTTAATCTTCCATCTACTCAATTAATCGAGTCTCCACGTCGATTCATGCGTAATTTTCTTAATTTTTAGAAACGTATAGGTTGACAGCTGACGTGTCCAATATCGCTACAACTTTTTCAACTTTGTAATTAACGTCGTCACGACTTGGATCATCATCAGCGAACCGTACAAGAGTACCGACTGATGGAACAAATGGTAGATGATGCCGAGAATGTAATTTTCCATCGATATATAAATTCAATAAATATTTCATAAAATCCTCCTGACTCACAATCCCGGATTTTATTCTACCAGAATTACGAGTTGGAGGAATAAACAAGAAAGGAGAGGAGTGCAAAATGGATCCAACGTTTCTTATGAGTGCAAGTCTTTATAAAAATCTTGTTAGCTTTTACGCTTTATCTCTATTGAAGAAGTTTAAGAGCAATAAAGAAGCTCGCTATTTTCTCCGTGAGCAACTTGCATATACAGATGATAAGGACAAACAAAAATTTGCAAAGTTAGTTATCGAAGAACTAGAGTCAATGGCTCTTGAACGGTGAATTGTATATAGGAGGAAGCACATTGAACATTGTAGAGGCAACAAAAAAAGCGGATAGCGAACATGCCATCCGATCCGATTAAGGAAAAAGAACAATGACAAGAGAACAGCACTACAAGCGCAATTGGACACCGGGCCCTAGAACGAGGTACATGATTGATCATACAGCTCAACCTAGAAGCTTCATGCTAAAAATTTATCATCGTTGGGTTGATCAAGCCGGCAAAGATGATAATGGCAACTATTTCTATGTGCTTCAAAACGGTAAGAGAGTGCTAATTAGCCAAGAGCTATTTAAGGAAATAGATCAGCTTAATAAAAATAGTGCCAACCTCGAGCGCAAAATGTTCAGAACGGAAATTCATTTCTGCAACATGAACCACGCCTACATGAATTTCAAAATGATTCCACGTACGGCTGCATTTTATGACAGTCGCAGAGAAAACGTCTTAGATGATTATCTGAATTGTCTTACCAGTAAGCAGCGCTTTGTATATCGAGAAATAATGCGAGGCACAAAGCAACAGGATATTGCTAAGAAACTCGGTATTACTAAAACTATGGTATCTAAGCACAAAAGAGCCATAATTCGTAAATTCAGGAAAAGGTTAGCAGAAAGGAGGTTGGAAAATGCCAGAAACATTAAATGGTCGCAAGCGGATTAATGAATATCTGAAAGAGCAAAAGATCTCATATTCAATGTTAGCAACGCTTTATGGAATGAATAAGCAAGACGTTTCAGATTATCTATCTGGACGGAAACAGACTCCAGCTGCAACCCGCTTCATTATTGCTCTTATTAAAGCATTCGGTTTGTCATACGAAGGGAAGTGATTGCTATTAGCACTAGCAAAAAGAAAAAGCCCCTCGTTAAAAGCGAGAAGCAATCCCACTTTGAAATTGACTTGTCAGATAAGGAAATAACAAATGCTCTTAAAATTGTTATTCCTTGGCGAATTTCTGGTGAGGTTTGGATATGAGTTTAGGACATTTACTACTAGATATAGCGCAACTAGCTGATCCGTTTATTGCACTGCTATCGTGTGCTATTTGGGATGACGTAATTGAAATTTATATTTGTCCAAAATGGGTTGTCCAATTGGTTCTAATTTCAATTCTTTTGCTAAGTGTACTGATTCCCGTAGCACTGATAGCACTAGGTCATTAAACAAAGCATTCAACTTTTCTGCTGTCAAATCAGACTTAGGAGCCGATTCAGCTTGAGAAGTAAATTTATCTACACAGAAATCGTTATAACTGATAAGTGCGTAGTATTGTCTGATAGATTTCTTGCCCAGGTATCTTATATTGCTCTGAATCTGTCTCTTATACACATCTGACGCTGCCGACGATATGCAGTGTGTA